AAGGGCGAACCGCATCGCAGGCACGATGTCAGCGCGGTATCGCACGTGAATCTCGTGCGATACGCGTCCCGCAACCTGATCCGCGACGAGGGCCTCCCGTCCGGATGTCGGCTTGATCGAAGCCCAGAGCTCCGCAACCGGGGTCCACGTGACGACGGCGCCGCCACCTCCGTCGGCGAGGCGTGCGGGCTGTTCGAGGCTGATGCGATGGCGTAGCGCACCGACAGGCAGCGCGCTCACAATCGCCTCCGGCGGTAGGGTGCGAGCAGATCGGAGACCATGACCGGCACGGCATTCACCCCCACGCCGATCTCGACCGGCTCGCGATGCTCGTACCAATGCGCGACCAGCAGCAGGAGCGCGTGCCGGATCGTGGCGGGAACGTCATCGGCCGACGCACCGAAGCCCGCGGTGAAGCCGATCTCGATGCCGTTGGCGGGTCGCATGGAGGAAACGTCGGCGACATCCGAACGCGCGACGAGGCGGGGCGGCATGCCGTGACCGTCCAGAAGGAAGGCGGCGGGATCGAGCGATTCCGACGTGCCGTCCTCACGCCAGACGCAGATGTGGGAGACCGCCGCAATCGGCCGCAACGGCAAAACGATACGGCCTGCCTTCGGCCAGCGATCGAGAAAATAGGACCAGCTCTGCGTGATGAGAGCGAGACCGAGAGCCGCCTCGACGTGCAGGCGAGAGGTGATGATGAGACTCTGGATGAGAGCATCCTCGGCCGAGGCGTCGATGCGCAAGTGCGCTTTCGCCTCTGCCAGTGACACCGGCTCGAGTGCGGGCGCGCTCGTCAAGACGAGAGACATGGGCCATCCTAAATTTGAAATGACGAAGAAACCGGGGGGAAAGGCATCACCTCATCGCTCGCGACAGCCGTCATCCCGCCTCCGCCTTTTCATTATCGGCGGTCACGGAATGGCCGATCCCCCTCCCCTACCCCCTCCCCGCGAGGGAGAAGGGAACGTGCCCGCGGCAGGCACAGAGGCGCTCACTTCCGCAGAGTTCTCTTTGTAGGAGAGCCCACGCAAGGGATGTGATCCAACGCCTTATTCGGCGAACTTCAGCAGCTTGATCGCGTTGAAGTCCTGCACGCCGCCGCCGACGCGCTTCGTCGTGTAGAAGAGCACGTAGGGCTTCGACGAATAGGGATCGCGCAGGACACGAATGCCGACGCGGTCGACGATCAGATAACCACGGCGGAAATCACCGAAGGCAATGGCGGTCGCATCTTCCGCGATGTCCGGCATGTCCTCGGACTCGGCCACCGGATGACCGAGCAGCGTCGGCGTCTCGCCGGGACGCGCGGCCGGCTGCCAAATGTAGTTGCCGTCGGCGTCCTTGAACTTGCGGATCTGGGCCTCGGTCGCGCGGTTCATCACGAAGTGCGCGTTGGCGCGGTAAGCGCTCTTCACCGAATAGGCGAGATCGATGAGCTTGTCGGTGGGATTCGCGGCGGGGAAACCGCCATCCACACCGGTCGAGATGACGCCGATCTTGCCCCATGCCCACGAGCCGTCGGCAACCTGATCGTAGTCGAGAAAGCCACGCGGCTTGTTCGAGCCGTCGCCGGTGACGAAGGCCGCACCTTCCTGCTCCGCAAAGGCGATCCGGACCTCCTCGGCAATCCATTCGTCGATATTGACGGCGGCATCGTCGAGAAGTTGCGGCGTGGCGGCCGGCATCGCATAGAGCTCCATCGTTGGAAACGACAGCTCAGCGAGCGTCGGCGTTGCCGTTTGCGAGCGCGTCGCGGTTTCGCCGACCCAGCCCGTTCCCGGCCCCGTGATCGAGAACGGCTTCTTGAAGACGGACCCCGAAACCTGGCGCACCGTGGCGATGGCGCGGATCGGAGAGATATCCTTCAATGCCGAGTTCACCGTGCTCTCGGTCTCGGACGGGACGAGATAGCCGCCGTCCTGGCCGCTTGCGACCGACAGCGCCTTGGCTTCGAGATCGATGAGGCCGTGCGTCTCGCCTTTGCGGATATAGGTGTCGAAGGCTGTCTTGTGGGCGAGATCGGCGTGGTTCTGGGGAAGAGATGCGCCGGCGAGCTGCGGGCGACGTGCCTTGAGAGACAGCTCATCCAGCGCACGGTCGAGGCGCGCAAGCTTGTCGTTTGTGATGGTGTCCGGGCTGCCTTGCGACTTGATCTCGGCAAGCGCCTGGTCGTTGGCCGCCTTGTAATCCTCGAAGGCCCGCGCGAGGTCGTCGATGGCCGTGGCGAGATCGCCCGTGCCCTTGGTTTCGTAGTTGTCCATGGGGTCAGATGGTCCTGTCGGATGATGAGGAGGAACGAAGCAGGCGCGCCACCGAGCCCAGTCGCTCGGCGAGACGGGCGTGCTCCGATGGGCCGGTGGCAGCGTCCCGCATGCCCGAAAGCCCGTTGAGGCCGTGACGCAGAAGCGCGCGTGCCTCGGAGCGGGTGAGCCCAGCGTCCTGCGTGAGCCAGCGCTCCAATTCGCGACCCGTCGGCGTCGCTGACGCAAACGGGCGGTGCTTGACGGTGCGAATGCGCGCGCCCGGCAGCATCGGGAAGGTGACGACCGAGATCTCCCAAAGGTCGGCCTTTTCGATACGGCGGATGGCACGGACGCGATCTCGATGCGCCTCGAGCACGCGAAAGCCGATGGAAAGGCCGTCGATCGCGCCGGCGCGCATCAGCGAAAGAACTTCGCGCGCGCGGGCGACATCCGTCGCGAGCCGGCCACGCACGAAGAGCCCTCGCCGATCCTCTTTCAGGTCGTCCCACGTTCCGATCGGCTCGTCCGGGCGATGCTGAAACAACATCCGGATGCCCTGTGGTCCCTTTCGGGAAAGACTGTCGCGGAAGGCGCCGGGCGCGATGATGTCACGGCTCAGATCCTCGGCATCGAACAGCGAGGCATAGCCTTCGAATACGCCATCATCGCCGGTCGATTTGAGATCGAGGGCGGTGAAGCGCGTGTCGGTCGGATGTTGCATGGGCGGGATCCAGACACATAAGGGGTACGCAGGCAGCTCGGACATGAGCCTGTCGGCAAGCGGTGCAGAAGGAGCGAATGGGAGCGGTCAGGCCGTCCGATCGGGCGAAAAGCCGGCGATGGCCCGCTTCTCGTCGCGTGTGAGGAATGACGTCCGTTCGAGAGAGGCCCAAAGCGCTTCGCGCTCGGCTGCGAGCGCGGGCAGACCGTCGATGTTCGGACGCAGCTCCAGCGTTTCCCTGGCCGGATTGCCGGCGCCGGAGACTCCGGCATAGGCCGGGGTGAGCCATGCGGAAAGCTGTGCGGCGACACGCTCAACCATCGGGAGAACCGTCGCGCGCCAGAAGCTGCGCTGTGCCTCCGCAAGGTTCGAGTAAGTATTGTCGCCCGGAATGCCGAGCAGCATCGGCGGCACGCCCAGCGCCAGCGCAATCTCGCGGGAGGCCGCATGACGCGCCTCGACGAAATCGAGGTCTTTGGGTGTAAGCGACATCGCCTTCCAATCGAGTCCGCCTTCGAGAAGGAGAGGACGCCCGGCGTTGGCCGCGCCCTGGAAGCCGGCTTCGAGCTCGGACTTGAGGCGCTCGATCTGCTCGCCTGTGAGGTTGCCGTCGCGAGCGGTGTAGACGATTGCGCCGGAGGGACGCGCCGAGTTGTCGAGCAGCGCCTTGTTCCAGCGCGCAGCCGTGTTGTGCAGGTCGATCGCGGACGCGGCGGCTTCGAGCGGTGAGAGGCCGTAGTGATCGTTAGCCGGATGGAATAGTTTTATGTGCAGCACGGAGCGCACGCCATCCACAGCCTCGCCTGCAATGCGGACCGTGCGGCCCGCCACCGAGTAGTCGAACGCCTCCGGCCAGCCATCCGGCCCGGGAACCACCTGCACGCGATCCGGCCGCAGCAAATGCAGTTGCCGCAACTCGTCGCCGATGGCGGCAGCTTCGATGTAGGCATTTCCGGAGACCAGCAGGTAGCCGACGAGGCGCTGCATGAAGCCGGCCCAGGTTTCATTCGGATTGGGGCGGCGGATGAGATCCTTGAGCGGGTGCGACTCGATCTCCTGCTCGCCGGCATAGAGCAGAAGCGGCACATAGGCTGCACATTCCGCGATCATCGCCACTGAGCGGTAGACGATGGGGTTCTGGCGGAAGCCTTCCTCCGCGAAAGTGCGATAGTCGCGCGGCGCCCAGACCGGGCGACGCAGGTGCTCGAAAGCGATGAGCGGGCCGGTGCGCGAGGCTTTCGTCTCGGCCACATCGATACGTCCGGGAGTGAATGGTCCCCCCAACCCTGTCCCCTCCCCGCCAGGGGGAGGGGAAACAGAGTGCGTTGTCGGCGCGGAGCGAAACGCACGGCCGAGAGATGCGGCGAGGCGCGCGCCGAATCCGGGAGCGGCGGTTGGCATGGGCACTGGTCCTGTGATTTCGGCCGTCGGGCTTGCGGCGGTGATCCGCACCAAAGTGGGTAAAGACCCAGGATCTGCGCACTGCTCACGCAGTGCTTGTCCGGGGACTCGGAGTTTTGGCGGCGATGACATTACTTGGTGGTTTCGCGTCGACGTCGCTTCGACACGCTGGTACTCCGAAAGCCGAGAGCCGCCGTGGGTGCCCGCCTTCGCGGGCATGACGAAATTCGGTGAGCTTCAGAGGCGGCGGATGACGGGATCGCGGATGGTCGTCAGCATCAGCTCCGTGATCGCCCAGACGAGCGCGTCGACCCGATCGGGGCTGCGGCCTTCGGAGAGACCTTCGGGGCCGAAGTCGCACATCTGGTTCTCCAATGCCGGAAACTCGCCAACGTGAACCACGCGGTTTTCCGCGTAGAGCGCGGCGATCGGCTCGGCGCGGGCGAACTTGCCGCGGCTGGCGTGTACTTTCTTGACGGGCACGTTCGGATCGACTGATCGGATGACGTTGACGACGAGATCGCCGCCCTGGTTCGCCTCCGCAACGATGCGATCGGCGG